GTCTTGAACTTTGTTTTCGTGTAGGGCGTTTTAACTAATGACGGTGATCCACTCATAGATGAGTATTTAGCTTTTACTTGATATCAAGTGGTCTTGCTTTAGTCGCAATAATACAGTAAAACTTTTCACGAACCTTTTTAGGTTCTCCGCCTGCAGGGTCAGCGATTCCAAGGTCAAATTCTAAACTGTTTAATACATTAACATCGAACCCGGTTCTATTTAATAGGGCTAGTAACTGTTGTTCACCTAGAATACTATAGTGATTCAAGTTCCATTCATGCTTACGCTCACAATCGGGAGCAGGTACTTCAATATAAATCTTGCTACCTTGTTTCAATACACGATTGTATTCCATCAAACTAAAGATAGGATATGGACTATGCTCTAATGCGTGACGCAAGAAGATGAAATCTACTGACTCGTCATGGTACCCATCTTTTTGAGGCAAAAAGCTTAGGTCGTATTTTGAAATCTTATGCCCTTTGCCTTCACATAAGCTAATGTCACCGGGGCTAAGTGTTACACCAGTAACATTTGCATATTCTCTGGCTTTCATTTCATCTAAGAAATAACCCGGACCACAACCCAAGTCTAAAATTTTAGCATCCTTAGCTAAATTCAATGGGTCAATGTAGGTTTTTACAACCTGAGTAGTTAGTTCTTTGTGAAATTGGCTGTCACCTTCATCATATATGTGTGCTGTATACAACCATTCGTTGTAAAACTTTAACTTGATGAGGTCTATTGTTGTGTTAATATCAATCATTGATGATCCTGTAAATCTGATAGAATTACTTATTCATCAAATGACTGTATATATTATTTTCTTTTATAGCCTTTAAAGGGTTTGACTAAGCTCTTAGTGTTTCCGCCGGGTAATTCTTGACTACGTAAGTCACCATTGTTTAAGTCTTGGTGTGCAGACCCTACAACTCGATATGCCATTTTAAGCATGTTTGCTTCTTCTTGTGTATAAGGTGCTGCAACGTCATGTCTTCCTGCCCAACTCTCGCTGTCTATTTCAGGCATGAAAGTTCCGTCAGTTGAGGCTGCAGCCATCATAATCCTGTTCAGTTCATATATTCGATCTGCATAATTTTCATCACGAAACTTATGCAATCCTACAGTAGATTGGCTTTTTCTTTTACTTAGTTTGCCAATTTTGTTCTCGTTTATAAATTCTTCGGCTCTCATTTTCTCTTGTATCCTTTGAAAGCTTTGACAGGAGACGAATGCATTGTGTCATCCATTTCATCACTGCTAGGTGTACTGACTAATTTTTTGCCGGATTTGCCGACCTTCTTCAATGCTTGGTCAATAGTTTTACCAATCTCTTTGTCAAACTCAGATGATATAACTTGATTTTCTCCCCAGCTACTTTCTGCCCTAAAATTAGGCTTATGACCATTTTGTACATCGTCATTACCGCTTTCTCCTCTTACTGCGGCAATTGCTACACCAAAACGATATAAATCATAGAAGTCATTATTCTGTAACTCTGGAATAACATACGTGTTGGGGAGAGACTTAGATGCTACGTCTAAGCCGTCATGAACATCACTAAGTTTTTGTTCTGCTATGAACTCTCTAGCTCTCATTCCGATCCTTCGGTTGTGATGGCTATTTCATCTTGTGTACTCATTACTGAACCTGCTGAAAACCCATCAAGTGCTATCATAGGACCATTTATTAAATCAGCACTGGTAATTTGATATGAGATGTAATGATATATAGTAGTGTTGGCAACAGGGTTTACTAGTACTCTAACATTGCCGGCTGATACATCCATATTGTAACTACATAATGCGTTACCCTCACGTGATGTACCGTACCCTGAAAATTTTACACCACCTAAGTTATTGGTAATTGCCGATGACAATACTACGTTTTGCATATCAATTGTACCGGGGTCGTAACTGCGTATTTGTATCATACCTTGCGTAAACACATTAGCTGGATGTTCTAAAATCACTTGGTCAGGTGTAAGGCCTACTGTAACTGATTCTGCAATATTGAATGTTGTTGCGAAAAGGTTAGCAAAATTATTGTTAACTTTTTGAAAGGCTACACGTAACGGATCACCTTCGCCGTCGTTAGGTAGTGCGCCTATATTGATTATTTCTTGTGCCATGGTTATTCCTGAATACTATTTTGTATTTATCTCTCTAACCAAGTCTTGGGTTGCTGAATGATGATTTGGCGTTTGCCTCGTTGAATTTCTTGTAATGCTCGTATGGCTTGTAGCTTTACTTCGTTATCAGAACTTTTAACCATTTCAATCAAGGCTGCAATTCTAGCAGCCTCTGCTACAGTAGCATCACGACTTAATGATTTTTGTGCTTCTACATAGGTTTCATAGTGATTAACTGTTGAACACCCAGACAAAGCTAAACAAATTGCTAATAATATGCTATTATTTTGCACTATCTTCATGAATTTTCTTCTGTTCGCTATACCACTCTTGCCATCCATCTACCTTAGTTGAGCACTCATAATATAAAGAGTAGTTATGTACGATGACTTTTAGCATGTCAGTTATCGCCACTTTGTCTCCCTCAATTTTCTTTAGGCTTTCGCACTTTTTCATGAGTTCAGGTGTAGCGTTGGGGAATTTCTTTTGAACGGGTACTGTAGTAGAGCATCCAGCTAAAAATAACAAGGCAATGAATATGTATTTCATTTCTTATCAACCTTATTCAATTCAGTTGCCAGATTGTGTATGTCTATCATTTCTTTAGGTACGGGGCAATTTTCAATGTACTTAATGACTTCTTCCCGTCTGATTCTCTCTGGGCCTTCGACTTCTTTGATTACTTCTTTAGTGTTCCATCTATCAACATACTTGATAATGTCATGACCCTTTTCTCTAACGATCTTAGTCTTTTCCACTATCTTTTCTTGTATCTCTACATTTTTTTCACTAGACTTTGTTTCTGCCTGTGCTATTTTAGCTTCCATCTCAGCAACTTTTAGCTGCCATTCTTTGTTGTCTGCTAATCCACCTTCTAGGTACACCCCTAGAACAAGTAACAATAGGCTTATGATTTGAATTGCTAATTTATAGGCTTTGACAAAAGGAACAAATCCTAAGGCAAATCCTGCGATTGTGCCCAAAATACCTAATCCAAAGATTATGTGTATTGCGGCCTCAGGTAGTATTGATAGTATCCACATAGTATCCTTATTTATGCTTTTTGGTTTGTATCATATCCAAAGTACAATCACATTTAAATCGAGTACATTCAACTGAATCTAATGCAAACAAGGTTTCATCAAATATTGACCATTTTTCTCCCTCGCCACATACAGCACGTTGTATTCTATCATGTGCTATTCGTATGAATTTTTTGCCGGCATCACATGCATACCCATTGAAATTATCTTCCCTTCGTTTTATAAAATTAATAGCATAGTCAGTCTTTGTTGTTCCGTCATTGTAAACAAAGGTCATTTTACTAGAATTATATGCATATTTTTCTGGTATACTGGATTTTGGTTTAGTATTAAAAGACGGTGAGAGTTTAATGCTGTGTGCTAATAAGATATTTTGTTGGTGTTCTGAATACTTAGACATTCCAAACTTATCATTTATTTGCTGTAAGTTTACCATTGTGGGGCAACTATCATAGATTTTATCAAAAGCTTCTACCGCAACATCAAAATATTCAGGAACACATGTTACGTTTGCAGTGACTATTGTTTCAGTATCTTTAAACACATTGATAACATCAATAATATGATTTACATTTGCTTTTTGCTCAGGATGCACACTCACTGCAATAATATCAATACAGTTAGATTCCTTTAACTCTTCCCAATATCGTAACGTTCTAGACCCGTTTGTAATGATATGGGTAAAGTTGCCAGTGCTTTTGATAAACTTTAGTAGTTCTATTAGCTTAGGATAAAGTGTAGGTTCTCCACCTGTTAGTTTAAACCAAACCTTATTATCGCCACTTTGATGAATCAATCTTTTACAGGTGTCAATGTATACATCAATATCTAAATATTTTTTATCCCCTGACTTAAACTCAGCTGGACAAAAACTACAATCATAGTTACATGTATTACCTAACATCCATTCAACTGTATTATATTGCAGGCCTGTAACTAATTTTGCTATAATTGGGAATTTACTCATAAACTATTTATAGAAATCAATAACTTTATTCGCAATATATTGTACGTCATTATCCGTCAATTCCGGATACATGGGTAAACTAATAACGCCTCTACTAAGCATGACACTAGTGCTTAGTAAGTCGGGCCTATTAAATTTGGTTGCAGTAGGTAAATCCCCTAAAACATACTCATAATGTCTTTTACATTCGATTCCATCAAGCATTAGATGCGTGAAAAGTGAATTGCGATCCGGCAAATACATTACAAATTTTTGATGTGCATGAGGATCTGTAGTGCCACTAAGACAGGTTAGTGGTAAATCTTTAAAAGATTGACACCAAAATTTAGCAATCTCTTTTCTTCTATTTTGCCATTCATCTATATATTTTACTCTAACCAATAGGTGTGCGCAATCAACCTCGCTCATTTTACTATTCGTACCAACATCATGAAAGTATGGCTTGCAGTTATCTCTGTAGCTTGATGCATATAGATATAGCTTTTCATCATTAGTTACAATAGCACCTCCGTTGCCGCTACTGTTCAAATTCTTAGTAGGATCAAAACTGATTGCCATGCCACTACCTACATTGCCGCCGGCTTCTAACCAGTGCTGTGCTCCATCAACAATAATGCCATGGCTATCTTCATACCGCATATCAGGCCAGGGCCTGCGCCCTGCAAAGCCCATGACACAATCATATATGCCACCAACTCTAGCCTCATGAGAGATGATGCCGTTTCTGTCAGTGTCTGCTAATTCAACATCCCATCCAGCAGTTAAGAATGCGTTTAGTGTTGCAGGGTACGTTAAGTTCGGAATACGAACCTTAGGATTGCCTGCCATTGTATCGTTGTGTTTGATCTTTTTATAGCGGGCTATAATTTCAAGTGCGTGTGTACCACTATGAACAGTAATAGCATACTTGGTTTTAGTCTTGTGCTTTAGCCATTCTTCGAACGACCGAGTGTAATGTCCGCCAACAAGTTGTCCGTCTTTAAGAGCACGGTGAGTTGCATCTAGCAACTCTTCCCCGATGTTCTTATACTGTCTTGCTAGACCGAAGTGGGTGATTTTCATTTTTTGCCCATTCTATATAGCCGCCGTTAGTAACAGACCACGGGCAATATTGTTCCCATAACACTGTTGATTGTTCAGGATTTTCTTTCATCAACTTATCCACTATGACTCTAGATTTATATCCATTTAAAGTCCAGTCATGTGTTTTTAATGCAGTTTCTAGTTCGTTCATTTTATTTTATCCTGCCAGTAACTAGATGTACTCAACCATTCATAGTACTTTTGAAAGCCTTCTTCTACATCTACTTTAGGATCATATCCAAAGTCTCTACGAGCGGCGTCAATGTTTAATGCACCACGACTCGGGAAGTCAGCATCTTTATCTTTAACTACTAGTGTGCCTCCACCTACTAACTTCAATGCTAGTTGTGCGGCTTCTAACAATGTGCGACTATGGCTCTTGGTAATGTTGTATGTTTTATTGTCGGTATTGGAACTTAAACTCGCGGCAACGATTCCTTCGGCGGCATCTTCAACGTAGGTGAAATCGAGTGTTTCTCCTGCTCCATTAACCTTAAGAGTAGCACCGCGCATTGCTGTGAGCATGAACTTTGCAATAACTCTATCTTCCACATCAAGCGGGCCGTATACAGCACTTGGCCGAATAATAGTATGATTAAAACAGCCTCTGCGAGTGTAATCTTTAACCAGGT